CTTATGAGAACGCGTTGGCATCAATCGGTGCAATAATCTGTCCGGAAGAACAGGTCGTTGTAAAGAGGGATGTAAACCGCGCCATCATGGGAGCAGCGGGGGGGCTACTTAGGTTTGCTGGTGGAGCTGCTGTCAAGGCTGTGGTAGCTGTCGGGACCAACCTTCCCGTGGTGGCTGTAGCTACCGTGGGAGTTGCGGCGGTTGCATGTGCTGTACGGCACCATAAGCAGAAGCAGTTTCACGTGACTAGAGAGGAGGACATCATCTTTAGTGGTGTAGTTGAGGAAACTAACGGGTACGATAGGGCCCTAGTAGTTTCTGTCGAGGATAATGGGGTAGTGGAACGTCCATTCGATATTGATGACGAACCTGGGGAGTTGGTAGATATGGTCACGACGGACACATACACCGCGCAGGTTGGGGAAGCTCAGGTGGTTCGCAAGCGTAAAACTAAGAAACGACGTGAGGTATCTTCGGTCTGGTCGCTTTGTCGCCAGGTTGTTGTTGCACACGTGGGTATCCTTAGTGACACGCCTGCAAATCGGCTGGTCGTACAACGTATCATTTTGGATCACCTTCGGGAAACCAAGGTCAGGCCATTCGACGTGGTACGAATCCTTCCTGTTGCGGTTGAATTGTGTTTCGTACCCCTAGATAGTGAGATTATGAGTAGGAAAGTTAAGGTTAGTTTAGCAGCCTATCGTAAGGCAATGGAATTAGCTAATGTAGGACCTAACCAGACGTTGGCGCAAAAGTTGTTAGGGCTCCCCAGGGGGTGGATGGACAGGCTCATGGGCCTGAAAGTTCCCTCACACCTGGGGGTCCCTAACTTCTAGAGCTGCCTACGTGTTATTGAAGGCTTCACATCCCCCACGCCGATTCGATGTGAAGTGTCTGAGATTTCAGTGACCGAGGTAGTGACACCAGAGAAGACTAGACACATGTACAGGTATGCAGGAACTGGTGTGGCACGTAGGTTTGGCGTGCACAACAATTCGTTGCATAATGTGCACCGAGGGCTAGTGGAGAGGGTATTCCGGGTGGATAGGGCTGGCACCCTAGTCCCACCACCTTATCCACGTAACCCTGGATGGATTAAGGATAAGCTGTCCAAATTTGCAAGCCTTCT